CGAGAAACGCAAGAGGACAGTCGAGCGCAATGTCAGATCAGGGAACACCTAACGGCGCGGACACGCAGCCGAAGGGTTTACGCGAAGTCGCCGAAGCGGCCTGGGACGAGGTCGTCGAGCAGGCCAGCGAGGAGTCGACCGAGGAGTCGACCCAGGATGAATCTGAACCCAGCGGCCAGCCGCGCGACGAGCGCGGCCGCTGGATACCGAAATCTCAGGAGGGTGTAGCAGCGGCTCCAGAGCCACCCAGCCCCTCCGAGACCACCCAGGAGCCAGAACAGCCGCACCCAGCCCCGGTGACACCACCGCCGGGTGAAGCAGCGCAGGCACCGGCAAACTGGAGCGCAGAGGATCGCGCCAATTTCGAGAAGCTGCCGCAGGAGGGGAAGCAGTTCCTGCTCAAGCGGCACTCCGAGATGGAGAGCGATTATCAGAAGCGCGTGCAGGCCACCGCGATGAGCAACCAAATGCTCCAAGCGATTGCGCCAGTGTTCAACGACTTCGACATCTCGAGCTCGTTGAACCGTCTCAACATGAACGCCATCGACGCCATCCACCAGTGGGGCGCGTTCTACAAGCGTTCGATCAATCAGGACCCGAGGGCCAGGATTGAGCTGTTGTTTGAGATGGCGGATCGCATGGCGCTTGATCCAGCAGCGGTATTCGGCCACCTGAATTCGCGGTCGCCAGAGACCCAGCTCTTCACCAAGGAGGAGCTGGCCAATCCGGCGGTCAAACGTTTTGCCGATCATCTCGGCCAACTCAACCAGCGACTGTCGGCGCAGGAGAGTGCTCTTCAGCAATCTCGTGCCGCCGAAGAGACCGCTCGCGTGGGCGCATCGCGCGCCCAGATCGATGCTTTTGCCAACGCCAAGAATGCGGACGGAACTCCCGCTCATCCGTATTTCGACGCGGTGCTCCCGATTGCCATGGAGCACTACAAGGCCAATCCGACCTGGAGCATCGAGCAATGCTATCAAGCGGCCATCGAGCCCCTCCTGGGTCCGATGCAGCAACAGGCTCAGGCGTCCGTGGCGCAAGCCCAGAACGTCGCCCGAGCCCAGGCAGCCGTGCGCAGCAATGTCCGTGGCAACACGGCACCTGTGTCACGACCTGCGCCGCCTGAGGGCAAGCGAGGTCTGCGACAAGTCATGGAAGAGGCGGCGGAGGAGATCGGCTTCAACGGGTAATCCCGTTCGGAGGCCGATATGGCTGAACCTACCGTAAATCAACTGATCGCCACGACGATCAACAACTACCACAAGGAATTCGCAGACAACGTCTCCAACTCGAATGCGGTTACCGCCCAGCTTCGCCAGGGCAACCGCATCCGCGTCGTCGACGGCGGCAAGCAGATCTCGACGCCGCTCACCTACGCCGAGGAGACGTTCGCTTGGTACAGCGGCACCGAGCTGCTCTCCCGAGCGGTGAAGGAGACGATCTCGGAGGCCGACTATTCGCCGGCCAACTCGGTCGCCTCAGTCACGCTGAGCGGACCCGATCTCGCCAAGAACCGTGGCAAGGAGCGCATCCTCAATCTGCTCGAGGGTAAGCTCGACAATGCCGAAGCCACGATGAGCAATAACATCACGAAGTGCATCTACTCGGACGGGTCGCTCGCCAAGAGCTTCCCTGGCCTGAAGGCGTTCGTCACCGACGACGGAACCGGCACCGTCGGCGGCATCATCAGCGGTACCTGGACGTTCTGGAAAAACCAGTTCCAGGGCGTGGTGCGCGCCCCCGGCCTGCAATACCCCGCGCTGAAGACCGGCATGAACGCGCTGTGGATGAAGTTGGTGCGTGGCACCGAGCATCCTGACCTGATCGTCGCCGACGGCGAGGTCTATTCGACCTACGAGTCCGGCCTCCAGGAAAACCAGCGTTATGCCGATTCCAGGCTCGGCAGCCTGGGCTTCGAAACCCTGAAATACAAGCAAGCAGCCATTGTATTCGATGGTGCCGCTACTGGTATTTCGACGCCGACTGGTGGGGCTTATTTCCTCAATACGAAGTATTTGAAGCTGGAAATCTACAGCGGATACAACTTCGAAGCCCTCGACCTGCCGGATCAGTCGCCTGACATGGACGCCGTCACCAAGCACATCGGCTTCATGGGGGCGCTGACGCTGTCGAACCGCTCGATGCAGGGCCGGCTGGTCCTGTCCGGTAGCTGATCCGCGCGCCTGACGCCGGTCAGTAGGCGGGGCGGTGTGTCCGTTCCCTGGCCCACCGTCCCGCCGCAACAACAGGGAACATGGAGAACGACCAATGAGCGACCACCCCGCGCTGATAACCTTTTCTGAAGGTTGGGCACTGTCAGCCGAATCCAGCCCCGACGGAATGCCGATCTATAACGAGGCTGTGATCATCCACATCGAGCGGCCGCCGCTGCTCAGTCTTCAGAGAGCGGCAACCAAGGAAGATTTCGCGGACCACCCGGCCGAGTACGAGGCTTTCCAGGCGGTCCGCAAGGCCAGACGGAACGTAGGGGATGACGGTTATCCGCTGGTCTACTGGCCCGCTGTCTCGGCAGCGGAGCTCCAGATGCTCGCGGTGCGAAACATCGTGACCGTCGAGCAGCTCGCGAAACTGGCCAACAATCGCGAGCTGCCGGGTCAGTTGGCGGACCTCGCACTGCGAGCAGAACGCATGTTGGACATGCAGAAGAACTTCGGGAGTTTCGAGAAGCTTCTCGCCGAGTCCAACGCCGAGCGCGACGAGATGATCAGCCAGAACAAGGAGCTGAAATCGTCGCTCTCCGCCGCTCAGGCACTGGTCGAGACACTCAAGCTGAAGGTCGCATGAGATGAGGCTCGCTACCGTGAAGGACGTCGTCAGCCAAGCCGCGTTGGAGATCGGAACCACCCAGGTCGGTGTATCCCAAGTATTTGGGTCACCGGATCAGGACGTCGTCCAGATGGGTTTCCTGCTCAGCGCGGTGGCCGACGAGGTCCTTCTCGAGGAGCCCTACCGGATCACGCTCGGCGATCATGTCTGGGTGCATGACGCCAGCGGCGATCCGAAGATCTATCCGACCGAGGATACCGACCGGATTCTGTTCGACGCGCGGCTCGCCATCAACGGCGTCAAATACCGCTTCCTGCAAGCCAAGGGCCTGGAGTTCGGCGAGCAGCTCCGCGAGTTCGTCGTGCGCATGAACAAGCTGGCGGGCCGCGTCAATGCCAAGGTGCTCGATCTCGATCAGGAGGTGGACCGCGCGATATGAGGTCGATGGCCACCCACTATACCGACAGGGCGGTTCCCAAGTTCTTCAAGAAGAAACACGGGGAGCTGGCGCACGTCGCGCCGCCGCTGTTCGGCCTGTCGCTGGCGACGCAGTTCAACGAGGGCAACAAGGACGAGCCGACGGCGACCATCCTCACCAACTTCACGGTCGAGGACGACCGCATCAAGGTGCGCGCCGGCTTCAAGAAGAGGGCGACGCGCGGCACCGCTCCGGTGTGGTGCCTGCTGCCCTTCTACAGCGACATCAACGCATTGCTCGCCGCCTCGAACAACGAGCTCTGGGACGCGCAGAACGGCAACCTCGTCAAGTCTGGCTTCACCTCCAACGATTGGCATTGGACCGCCTTCAGCAATCTCAGCCAGCAGGACTACACCGTCATGGTCAACGGCCTCGACGGCGTCTGGAGCTGGAACGGTGCGATGGCCGCCGGTGCCGACCAGCCCGCCGTCAACGTGACCAATCTCAGCAATGCCAATCCGGCGGTGATCACCGTTGCGGCCGCCGACGTCAACAAGCTGCAGAACGGCATGACCGTCACCATCGCCGGCGCGACCGGGACGGGCATGACCGCCGCCAACGGCTCGCGTGTCCTGCAGCAGGTCGAAACGCCGGCCAATTCCTTCATCCTGGTCGGCGTCAACACCTCCGCCGGTTCCGGCCCGCAAACGTCAGGCGTCACCGCTGATCCGCCAGGACTGGCCCCGATCTACAAGGAGATGGTCAACGCGCCGTCGACCGAGACCTGGGTCGACCCGGACAAGTTCCACATCGTGCTCGCCCACATGAACCGGCTGTGGTTCGCCGACGAGAAGAACCTCGCCGTCTATTACCTGCCGCTCCGCCAGAAGAGCGGCACCGTCAAGGTGTTGCCGCTCAACGCCTTGTTTAAACGCGGAGGCTCTATCCGCGCGATGTATACCTGGACGATGGACGGCGGCGAGAATGTCACCGACCAGTTGGTGATCTTCACCTCGAACGGCGAGTGCGCGATCTACGGCGGCACCGACCCCGATTCCGACTTCGGGCTTTCCGGCGTCTTTCGCTTCGATGCGCCGATGAGCAAACACTCGGTGATCAACTACGGCGGCGACCTGTACGTCATGATTTCCACAGGCGTCATGCCGCTGTCGCAACTGATCAAGGCGGAGACCGAATTCCTGGGCAATTTCGACCGCTCGGTCGTCTCTGTGTTCCTTTCCGATGCCGTCAATTTCCGCTCGAGCAAGGGTTGGGCGCTGTTCCTGAACCCCTCCACTGGAAGGCTGATCTGCAACATCCCCCAGGGCGCGACCAACCGCTACAAGCAGATGATCCGCCACATGCCGAAGGCGGTGTGGTCGGATTGGCAGGACATCCCCTCGCGCTGCTACGGCTGGATCGACCCCTTCGTCTATTTCGGCGACGACAAGGGCAATGTCTACGAGATGCATCCGATGCACCTCAACGACGACGGCAACCCGATCAACGTCGTCGTGCAGTCCTACTGGAGCCAGTTCGGCACGCCGGCCAGGAAGCACTTCCTGGCGATCCAGACCTACATGATCTCGAACGGCCAGCCGCGCCCGTCCATCGATCTCAAGGTCGACTACGACTACAGCCCCGGCATCAACATCCCCGACATCACCGAGCTCGTCGGCTCGTCGCTGTGGGACGTCGCCCACTGGAACACGGCGATGTGGTCACCGGGCGAGAAGGCGATGAAGGTGTGGAATGGCGTTCCCTCGAGCGGCATCAGCGGCTCGGTGCGCGTGTCGGCGTCGATCTACAATTGCGCCTTCGCCATCACCGGCTGGGACGTGCTTTTCGAGACGGGGAAGTTCGGCCCATGAACATCTCCTTCGCCCCGCTCAAGCCCGACGCCGCCGCCTTCCTGACGGACAGGACAGGCGTCTTTTTCAGCAACACGTTCGAGCCGCCGCGCTGGTTCTGCGCCACCGTCCGCAGCCACTACGGCGACATCAAAGCGGTGCTCGCCTGTGAGTTCAGGACGCGGTTCGAATGCTCCTTCAACGCGGCCATCGACGACCCGCGTTTCATGAGCCGGCGTTTCCTGCGCGCGGTGTTCAAGGCGCTGTTCACCCAGGCGCGGCGGATCACCGCCGAGATCGACGTCGACAACCGCGCCGCCCAGAAAATCGTGCCGCGTCTCGGCTTTGTCTACGAGGGCTACTGCCGGCTCGGCATCAACGGCGTCAGGGACGCGCTGATCTTCGGGATGCTGAAGGAGGACTGCAAGTTCCTCCCTGGCTACAGCGGCGGCACCATCACTCGTTTCATGGAGATGCCCGATGGGTATCAAGGGCGGCGACCAAACTAGCGCGCAGGAGCAAGCCACCGCGCAGGCCGGTGCGAACTACAACACCGCGCAGCAGAATGTCGGCTTCCAGAACGCCAATCAGGTGACGCCGCAAGGCACGCAGACCTGGGAGCAATCCGGCTGGCAGCCGATCTACGGCGCGAACGGGCAAATCACCTCTTACTCCCCACGCTACACCTCGACCGTCAAATACTCGCCCGGTGAGCAGGCAGTCTACGAGAAGAACCTGCAGGCCAGAACTGGCGTTGCTGACCTCTCCGTCGCGCAGCTCGACCGCCTCTCGAGGAGCCTGGGCCAGGAGCTCGATCCGTCGACGTGGCAGGCGTGGCAGGCGGCTGCCGCACCAGATCCGGTGCGCCGCGACGAAGATCCCACCGACCGCGCCGCCGTCGAGAAGGCTATGATGGAGCGGTACATGCGTGATGCCGATCCGGCCAACGCCGCCCAGCAGGCGAAGATGGCGGCGATGGGCCTCAATCCTGGCAGCCAGGGCTACGGCACCATGCAGCGCGCCCAGGACGACGCGCTGGCCAATGCCTCGCGCGAGGCTTACCTCGCGAGCGGCGCGGAATCGCGCGCCGCGCAGGGCGCTTACAACCAAGCCACCCAGCAGAAATACCAGATGGGTGCCGACTGGGCGGCGCAGCTCAACAACCTGCGCATGGCGCAGCAGCAATCCGACACCGCTCTGCACGACCAATCCCTGAAGGAGACGATGGGCCTGATGGGCCTGGGTACGCCGCAGAACGCCCAGTTCACCCCGTTCCAGGGGCAGACCATGCAGGCCCCGCAGATCGCCCAGATGATGCAGGCCGAAAACGAGCGCAAGCAGGCGCAGTCGAATGCGTTGTGGGGTGGTGTCGGCCAGATCGGCTCGGCGCTGATCGGCGCGATCCCCTTCTCCGACCGGCGGCTGAAATACAATATCCGCGCCACTGGCGAGAAGCTGGCCGGGGTGCCGCTCTACTCGTTCCGTTATCGCCAGCATCACGTCATCCCGAAGGACCTGTGGGGCACCGGCCGCGTCGGCGTGATGGCGGACGAGGCCAGACAACTTCACCCCGACGCCGTCTACCGCCTCTCCGACGGCTACGACCGCGTCAAATACGAACTCCTGAACGAGAGGCACGCACATGGCTAAGGGCAGCGGAGAGGGCGGCTGGCAGCCAGGACAAACGCCGACCGGGGGCGCGACCAAGCCGGCGAACGGCATGACGATGCCGACACCTGGACAGAGCGATCCCGCCATGATGCAGCGATTTAGAGACTTCATGACGCAGATGCGGGCGAACCCTGGCGCGACGGTGAATGCCGGCACGCCGCCGGCCAATACGGTCGCCCCTGGGGCGGCGTTGCCGCCGACCAGCAACGATCCGATCATGGGTCCGAGCTACATGCCGAACCAGCCGAACATGGCGGGTGCTCCAGTCGCTGCCGCTCCGGCTGCAGCGCCGGCACCGAAGAAGCCGGTGACGCCCACCCCGGCCGCGACGACGCCGCCGAAGCCTCCTGGCGGCATCGACCCGAAGGTCCAGCAGCAGGCTTGGGACATCCTCATGCGCGGCGGCAGCATGGGTGGCGGCTCCTATGGCGGCTTCGCAGGTCCGTCGAGAGCCTTCGCCGACCAGCAGCGCCAGAGGCTGGCCTTGGGCGGTCAGGGAGCCAGCCCAGAGACGCGGCAGATGCTGTCGGCCATGAACCAGCGCATGGTCGACATGTTCAACCAGAAGCGCAGTGGCAACCGTCAGGGAGGCAGCCGCTAGAT